CTACTTCCGTACTCCGGTTCGTTTTCAGCGCAGTGTGCATTGCAGCGCTTGGTTAGAGTTAGTGCTTTTTCACCGGGTGAGGCGATTCGTTGGTTTACGTATAAAGATCGAATGGCGAAAGAATTTAAATTTGATTATACGAATAATCTCTGTGATCATATATCTTGTGCCTGCGAGTTAGTGGTGACAGGGATTGGTGATATTACTTCTGGTTATAGATGGCATTCAAAAGCGAAGAATGAACATGATCGCTTGGCGGATATTGCCTCCCAGATTAATTCATCTTTTGAGATGGACGGAAATCGTCCTCGTTTACGAGCGGGTGATCCAGAAACAGATTACTTTCGAGCCTCCCTGATAAAGGAAGGTTCGGTAAAGTTAATAGATCCACCGTTTCGCAGACAGTTTCAATGGCCAGAGAGTGTTATTCACCCTCGAGTAACTCCAAAAGTTGAGCATGCAGTAAAGAAGGCGGATCGTGTTTTCTTGCGTCGCTTTAGTAATGGAGTGGTTGATGAATCGTGGTCCTGGTACATGAAGAATGTTTGGACCAATAAACCTACTTATGATGTGATGCCCTTACGGACGATGATATTGCGTCGTCACTCTATTTGGCAGATGGCTTTTGGCCGTACTGCAGGGCGTCCCCATGTTGTGGGAGCGATGGCGGATTTATTTCCTCGAAAGTTTGCGAATGCGGTTTTGCAGATATCTCGAGATAATACGGTTCCGTCAGTTGCGAAAGAGATTACAAATCATTGTTCACAGGCTTTAGATTATATGTATCGTGCAATGAAGATACCAAAGTTTCGAACCCAACGATGTAAGCTTTCGCTTAATCGATTGACAGATATTTACATGGGAGCGTCAGGAGGACTTAATGAAGGTCCTCGTTTTACAGTTCCCTCACATGTCGAAGTGAATGTAACACCGGATGGGAAAAAGTTCGAAACAGTGGAGCAAGACCTTGAGGCAATACTCCGTTTCATACGAGACGGGGTGGAGCCTCCAATTTATTGGAATCACCAACCCAAAGACGAGAATTTCTTTAAAGTATTTAAAAATTTAACAGATGAGGAATGGAATGCATGGTCAGAAAAGCTTCGAATTTTTGTTATTCCAAATTCTCTCTTTATTCGTCTAGAGCACTTGGTTTCATCGGTGCGAAGATTGTTAGAAGTAGGTTGGGTGATCCAGGTAGGACACAAGAATTCACGGGGAGGGGTAGATCGGCTCGATGCTTGGG